TTTGGAAAGATACAGATAAGGATGATCTGGATTTAAAAGGCTTTATAGATTTAGCCTTTGATGTATTTGGTGCTTACAACAGAGATGCAATTACCAATGTTGTAGACTTAGTTAATGAAAGAGGTATATCTGTTCAGGAAGTAGCTAATGCTACAGGTAACAGTGTTGAATCTATCAACCAAGCTGCTACGGAATCTGGCGCTGCGATTGAGAATCAAGGCACTGGAGATACCGCTGGAGATACCGCTGGAGATACCGCTGGGACTCCAAGAGGAACCACAGGAACCACAGGAACTCCAACAGGGACTACAGGTACGCCAACAGGAACTCCTACAGGAACCCCTACAGGAACACCAAGTGGTGAGCCAGAGCCAGAGCCAGATGACGAGCCGCCAAGTGGGATATTTACTGAGCCTCCAAGAGATGATACGCCGACTCCTGAGCCAACTATTCAAACTCTGCCTCAAGTAGAGCCAACCCCTCAGCCAATCCCTCAAATGGGAATGTTGGCTCTTATTCAAAACACCCCTGTAGCAAATCAGATGTTTTCAAGAGAATTATTTGAGCCAAAGCTAAAAGAGCTAGATAACGTAGCGCAAGCTTTAGGAATGCTTCAAAGCATAGGAAGGCGATTCTAATGACATACTTAGACTTAATTAACAACGTCCTCCGTAGACTGAGAGAAGATACAGTAGATACTGTTAACTCTACTACTTACTCTAGTCTTATTGGCGATTTAGTAAATGATGCCAAGAAGATAGTTGAGAACTCTTTTGATTGGACTGCGTTAAGGGACTCGATAGTAGTAAACACTGTAGACGGGACTAATCAATATTCTCTAACAGGCAGTGGTGACTTGGCCGTAGTTAAGGACGTAATGAACACTACAGCTAAGAAGTTTATGCACCAGAGAAGTCAGTCATTTTTTAACAATGTTAACTACAATACTTCTCCGGTATCAGGATCACCTGATTACTTTACCTTTGTGGGGATAGACTCTAATCAAGATTTAACAGTCCAGCTATACCCTAATCCTGACGCTGCTTATACGATTAGGTTTGACGTATCTGTACCTCAAGCTGACTTATCTACTGACTCGGATAGACTTTCAGTACCCGTTAATCCTGTTATCCAACTAGCCTACGCTATGGCTTTGAGGGAAAGGGGTGAGACAGGTGGACAGAGTGCTGCGGAGCAATTTGCTGTAGCCTCTACCGCTTTGTCTGATGCTATAAGTTTTGACGCTAATCGCTATCCATCTGAGTTGACTTTTGTGGTGACATAATGGCCCAAGCTCTACAAGACATAACCATAACGGCTCCTGGGTTTGCTGGAGTAAACACCCAAGACGCACCGTTAGCACAAGATCCTACTTTTGCGTCAGTTGCAGATAACTGCATTATTGACAAAGAGGGACGGGTTGCTGCGCGTAAAGGTTATGAAATGGTATCTACCAACGGGGCTTCTGTATTGGGAAGTTCTGAAGGGATTACTGCGGTTCACCAGTTCAGAGATTCTACCGGAACTGAAATTATCCTATCCGCTGGAAATAACAAAGTGTTTGTCGGTGATACCACTTTGGTAGATAACACTCCTGCTGGATATACAATTACCGATGATAACTGGAAGATCGTAAGTTTTAATGATCACGCCTACTTTTTTCAGAGAGGGCAGGAGCCTTTACTCTATCACGATCCTGTTGGGAACATTGAAGTTATGTCCCAACACGTTCAGGCCCAAGGAATCCCACCTCAAGGTAACGAAGTCCTAGCAGCTTTTGGTAGATTGTGGGTGGCCGATTTTAATACAGATAAGTCTACTATTTACTGGAGTGACCTCTTAAATGGGCATGATTGGTCTGGAGGATCTACGGGTTCAATAGACATATCTAAGGTATGGCCTAATGGTTATGACGAAATCGTAGCTTTAGCTGCTCATAATGGGTTCTTAGTTATCTTTGGTAAGGACTGCATCATTATCTACGATGGTGCTGAATCCCCATCTACCATGACTTTAGTGGATACCATAGTCAATATTGGCTGCGTATCTAGGGACTGTGTAGCCTCTACGGGTAAGGACTTAATCTTTTTAGACCGTTCTGGCGTAAGAAGTTTGTCCAGAACCATTCAGGAAAAGTCCTCACCGATTGGTGATATTTCTAAGAACGTAAACAATGACGTTAAAAATCTTGTATTTAGCTCTACGGGTAATATCAAATTACACTACTCTTCTAAAGAAGCGTTTATACTTATTAACTTCCCGTCTCTTCAGTCGATTTACGTCTTTGATACGAGATTTCCTCTCCAGGATGGATCTTACAGAGCCACTACATGGTCAAGCATTTCACCATTATGTTTCACTAATCTGGTGGATGACACTATTTATCTTGGCAATGCAGATGGCATCGCTAAGTATGATACTTACACAGATGGGACAGACTCCTATCAGCTAAGTTACTTTTCCCATCCCTTATCTTTTGGGGATAGCTCAAGACTTAAATTCCTCAAGAAAGTAAACCTTCTTACTTTCAATGGAGCAGAGGCTACAGTTGTTCTTAACTGGGCCTACGACTATAAGAATGATTACAAGAAGCAAGCGTATACATTGCCTGCCAATAAAGCTGCTCAGTATAACGTATCCGAATACAACACTACCGCAGAATACTCCTCTTCTTTGAGTCTGATTAACCGCCAGAAGATTAACACTTCTGGGTCGGGGTCTGTTGTATCTGTAGGAGTGGAAACTACCGTAAACGGTAAATCAATAGCTATTCAAGAACTTAATATTCATGCACTACTTGGAAGGATTGTATAATGTCTGATTATATAAAGACCACAAACTTTGCCGCCAAGGATGCCCTGGTGTCAGGTAATCCTGCCAAGGTTGTGAAAGGCACAGAGCTTAACGCTGAGTTTGACAACATTGCTACCTCAATAGCCACTAAGTCTAATTCAGGATCGCCCACATTTACGGGAACTACAACTGTAGCTAACCTCACGGTGTCAGGTACTTTCACCGGCACTATTGATGGAGGGACTTACTAATGGCTTGGTATGATGAGTTAGGAAGCGCAATAGGAGGCCTACTTGGCAGTCCTACTGCTGGACTTATAGGAGCTATAGGGCAGGGTGCCTTAACAGAAGACGCTATTCGGGATATTGGTCAAGCTCGCCAGGAGGCTAACATATTCTTTGGTGGGCAACCTGATCTACCTACTTATGAAGGTGGTTTGTTAGGCGAGGTAGCAAGACAGTCTCAGTTCAAACCATTTACCGTTACTGGGACTAATGTATTTGGACAACCTTCTGCTGCTACTATATCCGAAACAGGTACTGAGCTGGCCCTAAGCCCTGAAGAATCTGCATTACAAAGGTCTTTGACTGGGTTTGGTCAGAGTGCTTTTGACTTCCTGGGCGACCCTATGGCTAGAGGGGAAGAGCAAACCAATATTATTGGTATGTTGACCCAAGACCCAGCTCAAAGAGCGGGTAGAGAAGCTGACATATTCCAAAGACTAGAGGCTATGCAAGCTCCTGAAAGGGAAAGGGCTAGACTTGGCTTGGAAGAAAGACTTTTAGGCCAAGGAAGATTAGGTGTACGGACTTCTATGTTTGGCGGTACTCCTGAACAGTTGGCCCTTAGCAAAGCCATTGAAGAGCAACGTGCTGGATCTGCGGTATCTGCTATGGAGCAGGCCCGTCAAGAGCAAGCACTACAGTCTCAGCAGACTCTACAGGGTTTGGGTGAGTTTAGAGGTAGAATGGGACTATTGGGACAGCTTGGATTGCAGTCTGTACCTACGGCTTACACCCCGCAGCAAGAGCTGTTAAGGACGTTAACTCCGCAACTGGAGGCTTCACGCCTAGCATCCTCTTTACAGGCCACTGGTCTAGGTTTAGGGGCTGGTTTGGCAGAATCTGCAATAGAATCCCAGTTGGGATTTGAAGGGCTTAAAAACGCTCTGAGACAGCAGCAGTATCAAGGTCTGTTTGACTTGTTGAACACAGAAAGACAGGCTCAGGCCCAAGCTGCATCTGGAGGCAGTGGGTTTTTCCAGAATCTATTTGATCTAGGTGCTTTTGATCCTCTTGGATCTGCTGGGTAACTGCAAGGATATTAACAATGGCTATTAACATACAATCTTTATTTAGCGACATCATTGAGACTCCTGCACAGCGTCAAGAACGTATGCTTGGTGAAGGAATACTCAAGGGGCGGGAGTTAACTAGCGGTCTTACAGGCTTGGCTAGGACTCAGGCCCCTCTAGTATCTGCTTTGGCTATGCAAATGCCCCAGAGACAAGAAGCAATGCGCAGGGGTGTTGGTGGAATGTTGGGCCTGGACGTTAGAACTGAGTCTGAGAAGGTTCAGGACGCTCTGAAGGGTCTTGATATAGAAAATATAGACAGCGCAAGAAGTACAGCAAAGACCCTTCAAGACATGGGTCTTGGCCTTCAAGCCGCCCAGCTTTTGTCTTTAAGCGAACAAAGAATTGCTGAAAAGGCGGCTAGGGAACGAGAACTTGCTGTTGCAGAAAGTCAAGCAGAAACCGCTAAAACAAGAGCAGCAACTGCTGCTGAACAAGTTGAGCTAGGAAGAGAAGAGCTGCAATTTAATCAGACGGTTCAAGATGATTTAACCGACTGGAGAAACCAGCAAGTTTCCGAAGCAGAACTTGACAGGGTTCTAAAAAGGGATGAACTTGATTTAAGAGAAAGGCTCGCTGAGTTGCAGAAGGAAGATTTGGATTCTAGGACAATAGCGGCTTTAAGAGAAGCCGACCTTAGAGCTTCCGATCTTTATGATGACGCTAGAGAGACAAGAGCCTTGGCAAAAGAGTTCAATGCAGCAGAAGCCGCTGCTAATTATACTCCTGGAATGGCTGGTGAGATAAATGAGAAATGGAAGGCCATAACTGGAACACAAGACGAAATAAGTACGTTAAGGAGAAGGTTCAATAAAGTTATCAATGCTGCAACAATGGACGGACTCCCTCCTGGAGCTGCTTCAGATAAAGATATTGAATTGGCAAGGCAAGGCTTTCCAGACGAAACTTATAGTGCGGAACAAATTGCAAGCTATCTGGCTGGTATGCAGAAATTGTCTTTTATTGCAGCAGAAAAAGAGAACGAAAGGCTTAAGTTTTTGAGGCAAAACAATGGCTCTCCAGCAATGATAGATTCTGAAACCAATGAGGTTGTTACTTTCAATGATTTCTGGTCTAGTAAAATCAATGATCCTCAATACATTACTTATTTAGAAGAAAAAACTAGCCTTAATTTTATGGATCAAGCCGAAAGAGAGGCCTATGACAGGCAATTGCAAAGCAGCAAAAGGCAGCAGCTAGAAGAAGAGCAAAGGCAGCAGCTTGAGCTACAGAGACAAAGGCAAGCAGAATTTGAGCAAACTCAAAGGTCTGTTAGCTCACCAGGAACATTTAGTTTATAGGATAAGACAATGGCAGACCCTAGAGATTTATTAGGCATTGACCTGTCTACATTAAGTGATGAGCAGATAGATTCGCTTTATGAGAGAAGGAGAAGGCCAACTAATGTAGAAGGTCTTGAGACTGTAGGTTCTATTGCTGGTGGAATAGCTGCTGGTGCTGCTGCTGGTACATTGGGTGCTGGCCCAGTTGGAACAGTTATTGGTGGCATTGCTGGTGGCATGGTTGGGGCTTTTGGTGGCGAGCTTCTTGAAGACATAATTGAAGGAAAAGAAAAAGATTATGTCGGAGCGGCTGAAGAGGCTTTGATTTCTGGTGGCTTTGACGTTGCCACATTGGGTGCTGGCAAATTAGTCAGGCCAGTGTTTCGGCTAACTGGAGCAAAAGCACTAGGCGATAAATTTGGTCAGCTTATGAATGTTTCTAGGGCTGCTCAAGGAAGCAGGGCTTCTCTTGCCCAAACTCAACAACTTCTTCAAGAAGGCGGTGCTTCTCTTAACCCAAGGGCTATTGAAGATGTTGGCTTTATGAGAAAGCTGTTCAATGAAATTGCTGAAGTCGGCATGATTTCCAGAAGAAGCTATGAAGCAGACAGGAAGGCTGCGGCTGACGTAATTAAGGGGCATATAGAAGGGTTCTCAAAAGGAGGTCTGACTACTGAAGACCTTGGGGAGTCTATGTATTATGTCGTAAATGGTGGCCGTAACGCCGCCAGAGAGTTTTATGGAAAAGAGCTAGACAAGATAATACAAAACGCGCCGACAGAATCAGTTTTTCCAACTAACAAGATTGGCTTCAAGATTGGTGATTTCCAAGTCAAGAATATGGACGATACTGGTTCTATTCTTCATAAAGAAACTCAGAGAATATATGAAGAGTTCAGGGACATAATTGCTCCTGATGGGAAAGCGTTAAAAGTAAATGCACAAACATTGCTAAACCTTCAAAAGCGTCTTAACGGATATATTGATGATGCTATGCCTGGTGGCGCAAGCCAGAACGCGACAGTTGTTAGAGAGCTTACTCAGCTTTCTCAGGCAATCAAGGAAGGGATAGAAGAAACTTTAGAGAAGCAAGCTCCAGGAATATACAAAGATTACGCTAATCTAAATTCAACATTCAAAGATCTGACTGAAGGAATACTTCCAGAAGTTAACGCTGGTCAGTTTAGGCGCGCAGGAAAAGGTGATTTTGATGCGCTTGGTAATATGTTGATAGCTACTGGGAATATCTCAAAGGTTAAGAACTTTATGACCAGTATTGATAAGTCCTTTGAAGCCCTAAGAAAATCTGGCTTATTAAAAGAATTACCAAAAGAACTTAGGACAAAGAAGAACGTAAAATCAATATTGAGAGCGTCTTTCACTAGGAATATGTTTGGTGATTTGACTGATGAAAAGGTCTTTAATCAGGCTACCGTAAATAAATTTAATAGCCCCAAGAACCAGAAGATAATGGCAGCGATATACGGGGAAGAATGGCCTCAGTTTAAGAAAGTATTAAATGCTGTGGGCGACTCTCTAAGAACTACTGAGGGAGGCGTACTGTCTTTGGCGTTGAGAGGTAGGGAAATTAGTGCTGCTCTTGGTGCTGGTGCTATTTTTGGGCTTGGTACGCAAGACCCTGCGGCTGGAGCTACTGCTGCGGCTACCACTGCTTTAGGTGTTCTGGGATTGCCTCCAGTTCTTTACAGGCTTTCAAAAAGCCCAAGGGCAGTAAACAAGTTGATTGCTTTTGAGAAGAGAGGTTTTAAGCCAAGCGAATACACTCCAGAATTTGTTATGTCTTCTTTAGCTAAAATCTTCTCAGAATTAAATGAAGATGACAGAAACGCAATTAAGGAAGAGGCGTATAACGCTGGCGTCTACAATATTAAACTTTAAGTTTCGAGGCAGTGCGGCATCCTGGGTTTCCTCCACCCTCGCCTTTGGGTGTCGTACTGACCTCACCTTAATGTAGATCCTTATCTATTATCTCTTTGTATCTCATAGAGATGAACATACTGAATAACTCATCTACAGTATTATTCTCCTCCATGAATTCTGAGTAATCCCTCACCATCATTGCTAGAGTCCCTATCGCCCTCTGATCGTCCCCCTCCAAAAAGGGCAAGTTGTCGCTCACCCACTTCGCCAGATCTTCTGGTTCCATGGGATCTACCTCTACAGTCCGGTTTTCCTGTTTCAAGCCAACATACTCCGCATAGTTTATATTTGTGATTCAAGTTCTTTGTTCTTCTTTCTCAGGTCTTTGATCATATCTTCTAGGTCAGGTCTGAAGTATTTAACAGGCTTCCTGGAGTCCATTAGCATTTGATCGCAGAAGTCATCCCCGTACATATCCCGCATAAACTTTGAGTAACCTTCTCTAACGTGAGTCCTATGCCTCATGCCATATTGATTACACCCTTTACACTGGGGATGTATGTTCTCTTCCATAATCTTAGTAGCCTGCTTCCCTCTTTCTATCCAGTGTCCACCCTGCATATCCTTCCAGTGAAACCACTTATTACATGATACACACTCTATAAACCCACTCTTATCAGCAGCCACCGCAGCCTTCAATCTAACGTGCTTCTGTAATAACTTAGCTACATCATCTATCAAAGCCCTAAGTGTTTTCTTTGGCATACTACTCTCTTAAATATTCTAATTTAGGCTCTTTAATCTCGCTCTCTATGAGCAGGTCTATGTAGTGTTTAGCTTTTCTCAAGTCCTCAACACCATTCTTACTCCTCCACCTAGTAACATACTTAACTACGTTGGCTTCGCAGTAACTTAAATTGTTAGCCTGGATATACTCTATGGGTTGGATTTTGAAATCCTTGTAATGATTCCCACCTACTTGTATGTCTTTTGCTTTCATAAGTAATCTAGGTTATCAGTAACCTCTCCACTCCTCTTTTTCTGTTGATGTTCCGTAGCCCTCTTCATGGCTAGTATCTTGTTAGACTCATCATAGGCATTCCAATTAATCACATCTTTGTAATACCTACCACAACCTACACACCAGATACTCCCCACGGTAGAAGTAGAACATATACCTCTACAGGGATTCCTGACTTTAGCTACACCTTCAACAAAGGGCATACGATTGGAAAGTGTTTGTTTACACATATCTCTACTGGCCTCCCATATCTTTCTGCCAGCTTCTCACAATAAGTTCGAGAAGGGTTGATGTCATCTTTCTTGTGATAGACGCACTGTTGGCAGTGTTCAAGGATGTTAAGTTCGCTCAGTTGTCTCATGGTGTTACCGTTACTCTACTAATCTCGCCTTTCTGCTTATCATAAGTGATTGCCAATGCACCCCTTTGGGAGTGTTCAAATCCCCTAGCCCCGTAGGCATCTCTGGCATTTAATGTGGGGTGTCTTTCTATCACCGCACCGGATACCTCTACTACCTCCTTGGTATGGTAGTGTCCTGTACTAATGTAGATGTAGTCAGTATTCGCCATCTGACCACGGAACCTTGGCTCTGAGAAGAACTTACCAGCAAGACCTCTAATCTTGGTTAAGTGTCCATGATGCCATCCCAAGAAGACATTACCCCAGGTAAATGAATAGTATGGGAACACACTATCATCCACGGTGACTCTTTTGTTCTTTTTGAATGCCATCTTCATTATGGCTTGTAACCAAACAGACCCAGTTAGATCGTGATTACCCTCGCACATTACTACATGAACGTGCTTATGCTTGTGTAATAGCATTTCTACCGCCCGTACACAGGTTTCTACCGCGACTTGGACTAGCTTAGGGTATCTACCATCTGAATCAAGAACGTGCTTGTTTAGTGGGGTTACGGAGGTCAGACCGTCCCAGTGAAGGAAGTCTCCCATCTGAACGAATACTGCCTGGTCAGAGTCTGGGGTTCCGTTAATCATATCCGAGAATGCTTTGTATAAAGTATCCTCTGCAATCTTAATATCCCAGTCAGCGCCAGTCTCCTCA